GGAAGTTTTCTTGATGAACCTTTGACCCCTCCTTCGCCGGATAGTTTTTCCGACTTTGACAATACTAATAATAGAATTGGTACAAGGAAATCGCGATCAGGTCAATCCTTCTTAGATGACTTCACCTCTGATTTAGGAGGAGGGTTATTAGGAGGAGCCTCAGGTGGTCTTGGTGGACTTGGTGGCTTCGGTGGATTTGGATTCTAATTATGTCTGACAAAAGATTAAAAGCAGCAAAAGCCGCAAAGATTCAGAAGGATAAGATGCCTTGTAACAAACCTCGCAGAGATGTTAAAGGGGGCAAAAAATCTGTTGTAAAAGCTTGTTCAGGAGGAAAAGAAAAGATTGTACGTTTTGGCGATGCCAATATGTCAATCAAGAAGGAAGATCCTGCAAGGCGCAAAAGCTTTAGGGCTCGACATAAATGCGGTGAAAAGAAAGATAAAATGAGCGCAGGCTACTGGAGTTGTAAAGCATGGTAAATGTAGAGCTGCAGTTGTCGATTGAAGATTGCAGAGCTTTATACACAGCTGTCTGTGACGCCATTCAATATTGGCCTGGTTCTCCAGCTAGGCCACAAGAAGAGCAAGTAAAATTACAGCAAATGAAATTGTTTTTATTTAGTATAATGTGTGAAGCTTCTCTTGATAAATGAAAAAAGGCGGCGGTTACGTTGAAGGTCAGCCAAAGAAAACCTCTCAGGGGCAAGGTAAACACTCTCGCCCCAAAAAAGGTAAAAAGAAACTGCGCGGTCAGGGTAAATAAATTTACTTCTTTTTACGCATGGAACGCAGCCGGGCCATTTTTTCTTTCATTGATTCTTCTTTACCTGGCCCCGTTGCCTTTTCCTTTCCTTTAATAGGAGTCTTCTCTAGCTTCTTAGGAGCTTTAGCAGAAGTCTTGGCTTTTGCTGCACCTACACGACCTTGCTTTGACTGATGTGAAGTCATAGAAATAGTTTGGTTATGCTTATTCTAGAGTAACAACCATTTTCTTTTATAAATAGATTATAATCAGCTCAGCTCTGTGTACCTCATGCACGATTTTTCTCCTGCTATTTGTATCATAAAAAAGTACGAGGGTTTTAATGAACGTGCATGTCCTGATCCAGCCACTGGGGCAGAACCCTATACAATTGGTTACGGCTCAGAGTTTTACCCAGATGGGTCTCCTGTACTGAAGGGTCAGCTAGTTTCAAGAAAAAAAGCATTTGAGTATTTGCTTGCAGAACTAGACGTGATTGACAGCGAACTTGATGCGCTGAAACTAGATCTTGACCCTCACATGAAGAATGCTCTAATATCTTTCATTCACTCTGTAGGGTGGGAAGCTTTTCTATACAGCTCAATTGTCGATGCAGTAGAGAGAGGAGATTTTGCTGAGGTAATCCATGAGTTCAATCGTTGGATTTTCGATGATGAACATAAAGTAATTGCTGGCCTTTTAGAAAGAAGACGAGAGGAAGGAAATATATTTCTGACGAATATCGATGAACTTGCCTGGATGCCTCCAGATGTTTTACTGAAAGCTTTTAGGGATTATCAAGCATCCATTCGACAGGTAAATGCAATTCGCAGATTCGAAGAACGTGTCAACCCTTATGTACTATCCGAATTTGCGAATGAATTCGGTTTAGACACCACTCTTAGTTTTCCAATTGAACAAGAAATTGACCGTCTCTTTTATGCTTTAGAGTAAAATTAATACAAAAGAGGAGTTACATGGAACATAGTTCTGAGACTAAAGAGTTTCATCTCCCTTTGGAAATGCAATTCGCGATGCGTAAAGCAGAGGTGCATGCCAAGGATTTAAATCGAGATGAATTAATCTGTGCATTGCTTAACCTCTATCACCAAAGGTTGATGGAATGGAACGCACTGAAAGCGCTAATGGCAGAAGAACAAGTCGATATTGAATTCGACATTCCTACTGACTTAGAGCTTTCAGAGCTTGTGTCTTACATTCCTGATGACCTGATTGGCGAAGATGATGATGAGAATTGTTTCTTATAAACTACCCATCAGTTTCGATGAGTCTTTTTAAATACCATTCGGCTTTTTTTAAAGACTCAACTCCCCCTTTGTGCTTTTCTCGCCACAAATATTTTGCGATGTTTCCTTTCAGGTAACCTCTATATTCTTCTTCACTAAGCTGTGCTTCTATGGCTTCGATGCACTCAATGTTTCCGCCCGTATAATGCGAGGGATGATTTACATTGTCGGATTCAATTGTATCTGATGTTGAGTTTGCCCAGGGCACAGGACATACTCCCCCAGGTCAATCCATTTCTACCGGATCAAACCACGCCTCTTCATTGACTCCTGCATCATCTGCTCGTCCGGACCCATCTCCACCATCATCAACGACCCTGTAACTCCGTTCGTCGCTCCCGCTGCCAGTGCTTCCTCCATACTGGGGATGTAACCCGTCAGACCCGGTCGCGCTCCCGGAGCTTGACCCGGAATCACTGGTGCCATTTCTTTCCCTACATAGAAGCCCCTGTCTACTGATGCCTGACTGCCAGGCATTCGAGCCACTTGTTGATCCGCCATCGCTTGCGGAGACATCAATACAGGTTGATTGTTCCCCGTTAACGCCAGATTTTCCCTGTTGTAACCTTCTTCGCATGTTGAAATTCCGTTGTTGTAGTTATCATACATCGGAACGTCAGCATAATAATTGTCCAAAGGCTGTCCATTAGTGTCACAGCCTGTCACGCACCTTCTTACATAAGGATTGCTTCCAACGAAGTTCTCCAAAAAACTCGTGGCTACGTCAAACATTTTTATTTCTTTGATTATGTCCTTCTATAATAGTAACAGGCAGTAATTTAGAATTTGCGAAAAATACAGTCTACTTATTCAGCAGATGCACGATTTCTCCAAGGAGACAATCGTCGCTTAAATTCGGCTGCCCGATTTGCTTTTCAGGAGAGATCTAATCCTGAAAGAGTGGAAGACAAGAACAGAAGGCGAATAGCTAGTGCCAGAGCAGCAGGAGAATACCAGAAGCGCCAAAGCATTAACGAACCAGGATTTGGATCTCGTATTCCAATTGGCAAGTTCGTAGTCAATGGTACGGAATTACCGAGTCTCCGTGGCCGTAACTATGGAAGACCCGGTGCAGGCGGAATGATGGTAAGTAAGAAACCAGGATTCAGGTTTGGAAGGTTCTACGGATTTTAAACTTTAGAGAAGACAACTTGATGTGGCTGTGATTGATACTTACCGCTTCTATCTTGGTAGCTGACAGAGCAAGGTTTTCCAGCCATAAATAAAAGTTGAGTAATACCTTCTTCTGCATAGACTCTATTAAATAAGCCTGTGCAGTTACTGATTTCCAATGTTAGATAACCTTCCCAGCAAGCCTCAGCTGGTGTGATATTAACCATGATTCCAGATCGAGCATAAGTTGATTTACCCACAGCAATTACAGTTACATTCCGAGGGAGCTTAAGCCTTTCTTTTGCAACTCCCAGGCAGTAACCATAAGGAGGCAGAATAAAAAATTTTCCCCTTTCATCCTCATGCAAATCTAGTGGCTTCAGGATACCTTCATCAAAAGCTTTTGGATCACAAACACCTGTCTGAACACCTCCAAATAAAAAACATTCTTTACTATCAAGCCGAATGTCATACCCATAAGAACCCAAGCCATAACTTAGAACCTTTTTACCTTTTTCTTCTTTGACTACATGATCAACAAAAGGTTCGATCATCTTATGAACGCGGGCAAGATCTCGAATCTCAAAGTCGGCTAACAGCGTCATCTCTTGTAAATTGCTTAAGAGAAAGCCTAGCAAATAATCCTGCCTTTTTCGGAATAAATCTCGATAAACTTCTCGATATTTTCTGTATTCAACCCATGCGGAGGCATATAAACGATTATGGTTGTTGATGTTTGCTTTCTCTCATCGACGCCCTGACTTGTATTTTTAATCATCATCGGCGCATGTTTCAATATGCAAATTGGAAAATCGAATATACGCTGATCATGTCGGATCATGTCAGGATGATTTGTCATGAATACGCCTTGTTTAATATTTCCTTTCATCCATTCACGGTACATACGCCTGAACCAGACAGCCTGGGACGACGTAAGGGTTGCTGATGCAGACCGTGTCTTCTTCCAACGCTGCATCTTGTGCTGCCAGAAGTAAGTACCTCCTGGAGGAAACAAGTAAATACTGTCCGACCAAGGCTGCTCGTTAAGACCATCCATAGAGGGTGTGTAATATGCATCCGCACCCACGTAGCAGTTTGCTTTGTCTGAACTGGCAACATCTAAATCGATGCCGCCAAGCAAAGCATGAGCACTTTGGACTAGATCATAGTTTGATATCAGTTCAAAATCTTCATTTTCTACAAAAGGTCTCATTGAACAACGTCTTCCAAAGAACTTTCACTGGCAGTGTTATAACAAATTTCAAAATAACGAATTCCTTGTTCGTCATTGATAATGTAACCAGCTTTTTCACTTGGATCAATTTTCTGCCCTGCCTCTAAGATCCGACGAAAAGTTTCCGCTAGCTGGCCGTCGTTTTCCCGTTGACAGTTTTCTTCTGCTGAATGAACTTCTTTAAGCGTCATGTAAAACATTGAACGCTCTTGATGAGGTTGAAAGCACATGACTCCAGGTCCTTCAAGTTCCCAGAATTTAGAATACTGTTTGCCCAGGTCACCAAGAATAATTTTTACAGTCGTATCTAACATCTTTGTCTTAGTTAGATCAGGTTCTTTACCAAGGATGCTTAATAAAAGCTTTTCTCTTCTGTTCATTGGATTAAATCTTGACGACGTAAGGATTCAAGGAGTTTAGGTTCAGGCTGGTAAATTACTACCATTTTCCCTAGCACCCCCTTTCTCTTGATGAGTTTACCATTTTCGTCTCTAAGTTTTCTGAATTCATTTGAACGTATCAGATATTCGGCTACACACCTGAGTCTTCTTTTAAGAGGAAGTTCTGCCTGTGGAAATTTTCCGCAGATTGTATCCGGTTTTAAATCTCTAAATGCAACACGTAATCTATTTGCCAATGTCATGCTTGAACCTTCATCTTCCTCTTCATAGTTTTTTAAAACT